TTATCCAACGGCCGCTAATTCTGAAATCTCCCATGTGTTATCAATTCAGTCATTGATCAACGTTAGAATCTCTTTAAAATCAGGAGCTGCCGTCGCAAATACTATTGACGGAACTACTCAATGGGATATTACCGTATTAAACAATACCCCAGTAGCAGGCGTTGAAACTGCCACTTATACTTGGAACGGCGTAGGAAGCAATCCAAATATGGGAGGTTTAGTTGTTGGTAATTATGTAACTATAAACAATAAAGGCGATTTTAACGCTGCAAATATTGGTACTTTTAAAATCTCAGCAGCATCTTCGGGATCTTTTTCTGTTCATCGCCCTAATGGATTAACAGTTGCTGAAAGCAATGTAGCAACTATTGAAACAGGAGTAGTTTCTTTATATGCACATAGTGCCACAACTGCTCAGGAAATTGTAGATTATGTAACTAGCAAATTGTCTAATTACTTAACGGCGGTTATCGTTAATGACAGCGGAACTACAGGATCTGGAGTTATTAGCGAATCTACTTATGAAAATAATAGCTTTAGTTCAGGAACTGAAGGTGTTTCTTTAGTTGATGGTATTAATTGGATTCAAAGCGTTAATTTAGCAGCGGTAGCTCCAAACCCACAATTTAATTTAAAGACGTCTTTGGCTTTATCGTTCTTTAACACAAGTTCTGTAAACGCCTACGCATTCAATAATGGAGAAGATCTTTATTTTGTACCTACAACTGCTCAACAAATTAAAGAATTGATTTCGATTTTATCAGTATCTGGATTCTCTACGGTTGGTGAAGTTTTAACTTCTGAAAAAGAAGCTAACTTACAACTTGCTACTAATATTTTAGGATCGTCGGGAGCTCTTCAAGTTACTGGAGGATCGGGCAATAATGTATCGACAGATATTTTGGGAGTTGCTTCTGTTATTTCAGGAACAGATTTGTTCATGGTTAATATTGCAAAAACAAGCAGCTCTGGATTGCATGGTGATCAATATGTTAAACTTCAAGCTTCTAATTATCAGAAAAAAGAATCGGGTATTAGCTTAACTACTAATGTTTCGATTACTCCAAATGTTCCAACAGCTGGTTATTCAACTATCGTTTTAGGAAATAGAGAAGCTTCGGATCGTTATTTTGGCCAACCTAGAAATTATGTTCGTGATCATAATAGAGTTTTTCATGTAGAAAAACATGGAGGATTAGTTTGTATTTCTTGGAACGGCGCAGGATCAAATCCAGTTTTTACCAAAGTTGTAGAAACTAATGCAGATACTGGCAATATGTCAGTAACTTATGATACAGTAACTGGATTAACTAATTATGTAGCAGTTTCTGGATCGCGTAATTTTTGCGAAATAGCTTCGGGAGATAGCGTCGTTATTCAAAACTTTTCTGACGATGGCAATAATGGCGTTTTTGAAGTTATGGGAGTTTCTGAAAATGGAAAGACTCTTTCTGTTGATAATCCAAATGGAGTAACTGCCGTTTCAGCAGCAACTACAGCATCTGATTTAGTTGTTTATTCATCAGTTAAAGAAGGAGATTCGTTAATTATTACAGCTCCTTTCAATGCCATTAATCAAGGAACTTATAGAATTATTCGCAAATTTGACAATTCTATTTATATCAAAAATGATTCAGCTTTAGAAGAAGTTGTAGAAATTGTTGATAATTATAGAGTAGTTACATTTGATAGCAGTACTCAATTTAATATTTCCGTTTCTGGCGATATGGCAGTAGCTTGGAATTCTTCAGGAACTCAACCTAATTTTTCATCTTTGAAAATGGGCGATATAGTAACTTTAGGATCGGCTTTTAACGCAAGTAATCAAGGTAGTTTCATGGTGACTGGAGTAGCAGCTACTTCTTTTAACTGTGCAAACGCCAAAGCAGTTGTTGAAACTGGAGTTCAGGTTACTAATACTGGGGCCGACGTGTTAAATTTCCACATTCCTTCATTATCGTTTAGCGATTACGAAAATGCGATCCCTAGCGATTATTTTGTAATTACGGGTTCAGTTTTAGGATCTACTAACGTTGGAAGTTTTGCAATTTCTCAAATCATTAATAGAAATACGGCAGTAGTTAGCAAAATCATGACTACCCAAGTTAACGTTCCTTTAAGTAATGATTTTGGCCAAGTGTATATCCGCGAAGCAAATTTCTATGTAGGTTATAAAAAGATTCATACAATTTTAATAAATGAATCTAATAACAATAACGTAATTTGCGTTTTGGAATCTATTAATCAAGTAAGTAAAATAAATGAAGATGATGGTGGAATTTCAATAACGGCAGTTGGCAAGCTAGGATTCTCAACAAATATCATCAATGGTTTAGATTCTTATCGTTACCATACAGGATTGATTGCAGAAGCTAACCGTATAGTTTATGGAGATCCACGAGATTCCACAAGTTATCCAGGAGTTGCAGCAGCAGGCGCAGAAATTTTTATTAAAGGACCTTTGATTAAACGTATCGTTATTTCTATTAATGTACGAGTTAAAACAGGCATTGCTTTTAATAAGATTGCTCAACAAGTACGCAATAACGTATCTGCTTTAGTAAACTCTTCAGCAATTGGCCAATCAATAGCAATCTCCGACATTATAGCAGCGGTTAATAGAATTCCTGGAACAAGAGCGGTTTCTATAACATCTCCTACTTATAATTCGGCCAATGATTTAATTGTAGTAAATGCTTCTGAAAAGCCTAAGATTCTTGATACTATTAACGACATCCTTGTTTCAAAAATTACGGATTAATTATGAGTACATTAGAAAAAGAATATGAACGCCTTCGTCAGTATTTAAATCCCGCTATTAGGGGTAAAAATACTGACAATATTTTGCGATCTTTAGCTTCGGGCCCCGTTCATTTAATTAACAACGTAGAAGCTGTTTATGACAACCTTTATATAGTAAAGGCCGTTGGTGAATACCTTGATCAATTGCTGGCTTCTAGAGGGCTTACACGTCCAGATAACGTAGGTTTGTCAGATGATGTGTTTAGAGAAATCGGTATTGAAGTTGTTAATCGTAAACAAGTTAGAGATCTAATAGGAAAAATTTTAGATATCGTTTACGGATCTGAATTTACAAAAGCGACTATTTCGTCTACTAAATTTGAAACTTATCAATTAGAAGATGGCGATACTTTAAAAATGATATTTGACGATGGAGATGAATTTGAAGTTGTTTTTTCAGCTTCTCGGTTTACCAATATCGGAGCCGCAACTGCTCAAGAAGTTGCCGATGCTATTACTCGTTATTTACGTAAATTAGGATCTAAAGGATCGGCCCAAGCTAAAGACGATGGTAATGGTTTTTATGTAATGATTATGTCCAATACCATAGGTCCGTCATCCAGTGTTAAAATTACTGGAGGTAAGGCCCAAAACAAACTTCAATTCCCTAAAGTCAGACCTACAGGTGGCGAAGCCACTACTCAATGGACATTAACTGTTCAATCAGGATCGACTGTTAGAGCTACTTGGTCAGGCGGCCCAAACCCTTCACTTGGAAAAGTTAAAGAAGGCGATTATATAAATATTTACGGAACTTCTTTTAGTTTAAACAATAGAGGAACTTTTACAATAACTAAAGCTAAGGGCGGTCTTGTAACTGAAGCTTATGTAGAATATTCAAATATTAACGGCGTTGCAGAAACAAAATTACAAGGCACTTCTGAAGGAATTCTTTTCTTTCAACCTGCAAGATATAATTTAAACTCTAAAACTAGCTATGCCGCTCTTTATCAAACAGAATCAAGAATTCTTGAAATTTTCATGCCAGCTACTACCAAAGTTGTAAGACGCGATAGAATAGGCAGCGCCCACGTTCAAGATGCTGGTACAGATAATGGAGATTACGGCCCTTATATTTTCGATAGTGCCAAACCTTATATTATTTCAGAAGTTGAATGTAATACAACTGCCGAGTTATCCTCGGATGTTCTTGCAATATCGGTTGACGATGCTAAAAATTTTCCTGATGAATCAGGATATTTAGTTTTTGGGTTCGGAACTTCTAATGAAGAAGGGCCAGTTCCTTATTTATCTAGACCTTCAGATAATATTTTAATGGTTAATCCAGTTTATCGCTTTAAAAAAAGCCATAATATAGGAACAAATATTTCATTAGTGGCCCAAAACCATGCTTACGAAGTAGAAACAAATGGATCTGATTATGCTTTTTATATAACGGATATTGTGTCTGGTAGAGTATACGCAGAAGACCTAATCAACTCAATCGCTGCGACGGGTATCTCTGTGGTAATATATATCATGTTTCCAAATGACATTGGCCTTTCGAAGTATGGTACGGTTAATTCTGAGAAAACTTACATTTGGGGCGAAGATCCGGTTTAGGGGAGTTTTATGGCACAACTTATGACATTGCGCGGGGCCGATATCAAAATTTTCATTAATGGAAAGCTTTTTCCAACGGCCCAAAGTGTAACTTATACAATTGATTATGGCGAAACTGAAACTTATGGGATTGATAGTTTATTTCCTCAAGAAATAGCCCCTACAAGGGTTTCTGTCAGCGGTACAATTACAGGTATTAGAATTCAGAGCGGCGGCGGGCTCCAAGGCGCGGGCTTAATAAACAAAGTTTATGATTTATTGCGCCAACCATATATTTCTATAAGAATTGCTGATAGAACGTCAGATTCGAACATTTTGTACATTCAGAATACTAAGGTAGCAAACGAACAATTTTCGGCCCAAATAAAGGGCGTTTGTAAGCTGACTTTCTCTTTTAAAGGAATGATTCCATTTGGCCAATTAGATTTGGAATAAAAAGGATATAAGTATCTATTATTATAGGATTGTTTATAGAGTTTTTTGTAGAAAATAGATAGTAATCTTTAATTATGTAACTTAAATAGGATATAATCATGGCGATACTTAGAAGCTCTAACTTTGTGAATCAACAGAGAATTGATACATCCCATATGCGTTCTATCGAATCTGCTATTAGAAACGACTTCGATGAATTAGGTATTTCTTTAGTAACTGGCGAAAATAAATCTTATGTTTTACGCGGTTTAGAAATCAATATGACCGGCGCTATAGGGTCGTCTGCTAGCGGCCTTCAAATGATCGTGGCCAACTCCTCAGTTTTCCACGGTACTTCAAGCGAAGCTGGTACTTTCTTTAATATCGCTTCAGGTACTGCCAACATGGTTCTTAATTCGACCACTAATAAGGCCGTAAGCGGATCGTTTGTTCCAAGTACTCAAAATTACATAGGTTTAGAATTTATAAGAGCTGTCGATGATACAACTATCGGTCAAGTATTTTTATGGAATCCAGTTTCAAAAAGTGAATTTTCCAAAACTTTACCCTTAGCTTTAACCCTAAGCTCTAAAATAGTTATCAGCTCTTCAACTTGGGCCACTAACGTATTGCCTATCGCTTTAGTCGAAACAGATTCGGCAAATAACGTAGTTTCAATAACTGATCAGCGCCCAATGCTATTCCGTTTAGGAACCGCTGGTTATATAACTCCAAATCCTTTTCATAGTTATCCATGGAATAACCAAACTGAAGGCCGTACAGAAAACCCTTATCAATCAACAACAGCTACAAGTCCTTTCCGTGGCGGTGATAAACAAATCCTAAATTTGAAAGAATGGATGGATTCGATAATGACGGAGTTTAAAGCCCTCAAAGGAACTCCACATTGGTTTGATTTATTAGCTTCTATTTCTATAGAAAATTTATATACTGATCTTGCAAATCTTCAAATGACTTCCCGTGGCCGTATTTTCCATAGCGCTTCAGTAGCTGGTCAAATTAATTGGGATCGCGATTTAAATCTTAGAATGATCGGATCGCGATTAAGCTTTAAAATTAATTCTAATTTAAGCTCTTCTCATGTAACTTTAGCAGATAACGAAGTTGCTTATATTCATTTAAATAGACAAGTAGATATTATTCCTAATTTGATTTTTACAAATGCTGGAGCAGTAGTTACTTCCGTAGGC